GCGCGGCGTGCGGCTGGCTGGCTCATTGCGCAGCCTCCCGCGTCATCGCGTTCATCTGAAGGTCGATAGCGACAAGCGCGTCATGCAGGTCATGCAGATGCTTGGACATGCTGTCGGTCGCCTCGAAGGCGCCGTTCATGTAGCCATCGACATATTCGGCCTTGCGCATCAGAAGGCCGGGATATTCATCGAATACCTTTGTGGGGTCGCCTTCGACAAATTCCAGATAGTTCCGGTCGATGTCGTCAACCATGGTGCGGATGGCGCGATGCGCACGATAGGCGCGGGAAAGCGGGCTGTCGGTCATCACGCTGCCCTCCGCATCTGCGCTGCGATACCGGCGACTTCGGCGCGGGTATCGCGCGCCAGCTTGTCGAACACAGTCGCCAAGTTGTGGTTGCCATCGCGACGGGCGCGGGCCGCGTCGATTTCAAAGCGCGTGGCCTGCATGTGCAGGGTTTGCGCGGTGTCGGTGGGTGTGGTGCGCATCGGCCATCTCCGGTGTGGATGGCTTGATAGTTGCCCAACTGGAAACCATAGTCAACAAAAAAAAGTTGCGTCAGGCGCAACCTATCTTTGGGCGCTCGTCAGCGGTCGCCGTTCGCCTTCTTTTCCGGGAACATCACTTCTAGAACTTGGCGGATGCGCGCCCGCTCGTCCTGGCTGCGCTGCTTCAGGAAACGCCCGATCCAGTCATCATCCGGGTCGCGGAAAAGGCTTTCAGGCTCGCATTCGAAAAGCGCAGCAAGTTTTTGCTGCCATGTCGTGCCCGGGGTGGCGCCGCTGAACCACTTGGATACCGTGCCTTTGTCCACGCCGATTTGTTCCACGATGTCAGACTGGCGCAGCCCGCGCTTTTCTGCCCATTGCGGGATGAAATGCGGGCGGCGGGGCTGCTTGTCCCGATGGATGCGCGTCACGTCTGACATGCCGTCATAAAACATCATGATACGGCTTCCGTCGTTAACGGCGCGGGCAACCATTAACGTTGACAAACGTTGACAGTTGGGCAACTATCAACGCATGTCAGCGCATGTCAAAACCCTGCTCCGGGCACGGGGCCTTCGTCCAGTTACCGTTGCACGCTTACTTAGCGTCAACAAGGCCACTGTGTCGCGATGGTTAAGCGAAAGCGGGCGCATCCCGGCTGAACGGGTGCTGTCGTTTGAATTGATGACGGGGATTTCTCGGCACGATTTGCGCCCCGATTTGTATCCGGTTCGCGCCCGCAAGAAGCGCGATCAAGTCCCAACTGCCTTTCCTCCCGCCTGACCTCCCCCGACGCCTAACCGCGCCGGGGCTTTCTTTCGCACGAGGGGAACATGCTGAACAACGGCCCGTGGACGCCTGCTGAAAATGAAGTTCTACGCGCGGCGATAGCGAACAAGCTACGCCTGCGTGATGTCGCGCGACAGTTGAACCGCAGCGAAGCCGCGACGGATCACCGGATGCGGCGGCTAGGCGTCAAGTCAAAGCTTATCATCGTGCTGTGGACGCACGCCGAAGACGACGAACTGCGCGCCCGTCGCCGCAACAACGAAGCGATGGCCGAAATCGCTAAAGCGATGGGCCGGACGGAATGTTCGGTGAAGGCCCGCTGCCGACGCTTGGGCATCGGACAGGTGTTCACGCCGAAGCAGAAGAACCGTCCGGCATTGTCAAGCGCCCCGAACGATGGCGCGGCGGTGGAACTGCGCAACCTGATGATTGCGAACATCATGCATCTGCTGGACCTGAAGCGGGCCGGGCATAGCCCCAGCCGCACCGAACTGGACATCCCGCAGGGCTATGGTGCGCCACGATTGGCCCCCGCCCCGATCACCATGTCGATAACGGGCTCGTCCGCCGCGCAATGCGCAATCGGTTGAGGGCGGCGGGATGAAGCGCCGCGAGGACAATCTACAAGCCGCTATCGTCGCCTATCTGCGCGCCGTGCTGCCTGATGCGAAGGTCGCCGCAATCCCGAATGGCGGGGCACGGACGCCGGCTGAAGGCGCCATCTTCAAGCGCACGGGCGTGCTGGCCGGGATGCCCGATCTGGTCGTCATCCTGACGGGTGGCCGCGTGCTTTGGCTGGAGGTGAAAGCCGACAAGGGGCGCCTGTCGGAAGCGCAATCGGACATCGGAATGTGGCTGGCCGCGAAGGGCCATCACTGGGCCTGCGTTCGCTCTGTCGAACAGGTGCGCGAATGCCTGGCCCGCTGGCACGTTGAGACGAGGGAGGCGGGGCAATGAGCATGGATCATCTACTTGAATATCGCGCGCTTATTGCCAAGTCGCATGGCGCGTTCAAACCATCTGGTTTTTCGGGTGAGTTCAATTTGCCCGATGACATGTTTCCGCACCAGCGCGCATGTGTTGAGTTTAGCTTGCGCGCGGGCGCGTCGGCGATGTTTCTCGATACGGGCCTTGGCAAGACCTACAGCGCGCTGGCATGGGGGCGCGAAGTTGTCGAGCGCATGAACAAGCCGGTTATAATGCTGGCGCCGCTTGGCGTGACCGGCCAGCATAAGCGCGAGGCTGATGAGCGCGGCATCGACGCGGTTGTGTCTCGCGACGGCGACATCCCACGCGCGTGCATCGTCATTGCGAATTACGAGCGGCTACATCTGTTCGATGCGTCGCGGTTTTCTGGCGTCATCCTTGACGAAAGCTCAATCCTCAAGAGCTTTTCAGGTCAGACGACCAAGAAACTGATCGAGACATTTGCGCGGACGCCATATCGGCTTGCGTGCACGGCCACGCCAGCCCCGAATGATCATACGGAGCTTGGCACGCACGCCGAGTTCCTGAGCGTCATGACGCGCGACCAGATGCTTATGCGCTGGTTCCTGCACGACAGTGCCGATACGGGAACGTGGCGGCTGAAGGGGCACGCGGTCAAGCCATTCTGGGATTGGGTTGCCTCATGGTCCCGCTGCATATCGCGGCCTTCCGATCTGGGGTTTGCGGATGACGGGTTCGACATGCCCGCGCTCAACATGCATCGCCATCTTGTGCGCGCTGATCGCTCTGTCGGACGTGGCGAGGAGAAGGACGGACAGGCTCATCTGTTCCGCATGCCGGACACGTCGGCAACGTCAATACACGGTGAAAAGCGGCTAACGAAGGACGCTCGCGCTGGCGAGGTTGCTCGAATTGTCATGGCAGAGCCTGACGAGGCTTGGACGATCTGGGTCGAAACCGATTACGACGCTGACGCCATCATGGCTGCCCTTCCCGACGCTATCGAAGTGCGCGGGTCAATGTCCGCCGACGAGAAAGAACAGCGGCTCTCCGCGTTCTCATCGGGGCAGGTCAAGCGGCTCGTTACCAAGGCCAGTATCGCCGGGTTCGGGCTTAACTGGCAGCACTGCGCTCGCACGGTCTTTGCCGGGATGAGCTTTAGCTATGAGGCTTTCTATCAGGCCGTTCGCCGCCACTGGCGCTTTCGTCAGGCCCGCCCGGTCGATTGCCACGTCGTCCTTGCTGATACCGAATCGGCCATCTGGGATGTGATCTCCCGCAAGGCTGGCGATCACGACGCCATGAAGCGGGAAATGACAGCCGCGATGGCCCGCGCCCATCGGCACGAAGTCCGGCTTCACACATACAACCCCTCACAGAAGGCCACGCTACCCGCGTGGATGATCAGCCATGGCTAATGTCAAGGATCAGGTTATCGGCGAGCGGTTCGCTGCTTACCACGCCGACACTGTGGAATTTGTGCCGACGCTGCCTGAAAACAGCATCGGGATGTCTGTCTATTCGCCGCCCTTCTCGCAGCTCTTCGTCTACAGCGAGAGCGAGCGGGATATGGGCAACGTCGCGGACCATGACGAATTTGCAGAGCGGTATCGGCATCTCGTGAGGTCGATCTACCGGGCGACCAAGCCGGGGCGCGTCACTGCCGTTCATTGCTCCGATCTGCCCACGTCAAAGCAGCGGGATGGTGTGATCGGGCTGTTCGATCTTCCTGGTCTTATTCGTCAAGTTCATGAGGATGAGGGCTGGGTTTATCATTCCCGCGTGACGATCTGGAAATGCCCGGTTGTTGAGATGACCCGGACCAAGGCGCACGGGCTGCTTTACAAGACGCTGCGCACCGATGGATCTCGCGTCCGTGTCGGAATGCCTGACTATCTCATGGTGTTTCGCAAGGAGAGCGACGGCAAGACGCCTGAGCCGGTTACGCATGATCCGGGCGTTTACCCGGTGTCGTGGTGGCAGGAAGCGGCATCGCCGGTCTGGATGACGATCAATCAGACGAATGTGCTCAATGTCGCCGTTGCCCGCGACGACAAGGACGAAAAGCATCTTTGCCCGCTCCAACTCGACGTGATCGAGCGTGCCGTTCATCTGTGGAGCAACCGCAACGACGTTGTGCTGTCGCCGTTCATGGGCATCGGCTCCGAAGGCTATGTCAGCATTAAGCACGGACGCCGGTTTATCGGGACGGAACTGAAGGACGCCTATTTTCGGCAAGCCGTGCGCAATTTGCGGCAAGCCGAAAGCGAGGGCGTAACCGGCGACCTCGTTAGCATGATGGCGGCGGTGTGATGTCTAGGTGGTATCGCGCCTATGCGGGCACTGTCCGCGACGACAAGCTGGCGGAATGCGCGGTTATCGCCGGCGCTTCGCGCGCTGTCGTCATCGCCACGTGGCACGCCATCCTTGAAAGCGCAGCCGATACCGGCGACGGCGGGCGGTTTGAGACAAACCCGCGTCGCGTGGCAGCTATCCTTGCTGAACCAGTAGCCATCGTCGATGCCGTGTTTAAGGCCATGGACGAAATCGGCTTGATCGGCAACGACTTGGTGACGGCTTGGCGCAAGCGGCAATATGAAAGCGACAGCAGCACGGAACGTTCGCGCAAGCATCGCGACATGAAGCGCAACGCCGGTGCAACGGCCATGCAACGTTGCGCAACGCCCCCAGATACAGAAGCAGAAACAGAAACAGATATATCATCTTCGCTTCGCTCAGATGATACGCGCGAGCGCCGTGTTTCGTCGCCATCACCAGCCAAGCATGGCACGACCGAAGCCCCGCCCCCGACGCCCATATCGCCAGACCTAATCCGGGACTGGAGGGCCGTCCGCAAGGCGAAGCGCGCCGGGCCGCTGTCCAACACGGCATGGGCTGCGATGACCCGCGAAGCCGACAAGGCCGGCATCACGTTGGAAGCCGCTGTGCGCGTCTGCGTCGAACGCGGCTGGCAATCGCTGCGCGCCGACTGGCTGGCCGACAAGCGCGAAGCCCGCGCTCCGCCGCGTAAGGGCGGAAACGGCTTCGTATCTGTGTTGCGCGACCTCCAAGGGGCATTCGATGACGAACATCACCACCACGAACCCGACGACCTGTCCCGCGTCGATTTTGACCAGCTTGGACAGGATTTCGCAGACCCTCGAACCGGTCGCCGGCAGTCATCGGACGTTCTCGATCTCACGCCCCTTGACCACGGATGAACGGCACGGGCTTGCCCTTCGGCAGGCCGAAATCGCCGCGATGACGCAGCCAGCGGGGCAGGACAAAGCCGCCGCATTCGTGGCCGCGATGATGCTGCGCTTTCCCGGACGACGCGAAGGCGACGACGACGCCAAGGCCATCACGGCAGCTTACGCCCGCGACTTGGCCCGGTATCCCGTGTGGGTGGTCCGTGCCGTCTGCGAAGCCGCAGCGATGGGCAGGGTATCGCGCAACCCGGCGTTCGTGCCGTCATCCGGCGAACTGTGCAGGCACGCTGACGACGAACTGGCCCCGCTCTTGGCCGAACGGGAACGCCTGCGCCGTGTCGCTAGCGCCGAAGTCCGCGCGCCGGTTGACGACGCCACGCGGCAACGCATGGCCGGGCGGTTTGCCGAACTGATGCGCGACCTGTGCGCCGAACGGGTGGGGGCATGATGTGCCGGCCTATTACAACGAATACGACCCATTCGCCGCCCAGTGGCTCCGCGAACTTATCAAGGCCGGTCACATCGCGCCGGGCGATGTCGATACCCGTTCAATTGTCGATGTTCAGCCTGATGAACTGCGCGGCTACACACAGTGCCATTTCTTCGCCGGCATCGGCGTCTGGAGCTACAGCCTGCGCCTCGCCGGATGGCCCGACGACCGACCCGTCTGGACCGGGTCTTGTCCTTGCCAGCCTTTCAGCGCGGCAGGCAAAGGCGGCGGGTTTGCTGACGAACGACACCTGTGGCCAGCCTTCCACTGGCTTATCAGTCAGCGCCAGCCTGTCGTTGTCCTTGGCGAACAGGTTGCAAGCAAGGACGCGCTTCGCTGGTTCGACCTTGTATCGGCTGACCTGGAAAGAACGGGTTACGCCTGCGGGGCTGTCGATCTTTGCGCTGCGGGCGTTGGCGCCCCGCACATCAGACAACGATTGTGGTGGGTCGCGCACAGGTTGGCCGACGCCGAACTGCCCCCGCAACCACGACAGCGATCTATCAGCGGGGCGGCTGTATGCCAGCAAGATGCAGACGGATTTGGCCGAAGTGGCGTGGCTGGCGGAATGGAACCAGACGCCAGTGACGCCGGGATGTTTTGCGAACAAGCCACTGCTGCCGCTGCACCAGCCGGCCCGACTAACGGCGTGTGGGGAAATGCTGACTGGCTGTTCTGCCGGGATGGACGCTGGCGGGCAGTTGAACCCGGCACATTCCCGCTGGCTCATGGGGCTCCCGCCCGCGTGGGACGATTGCGCGGTTATGGCAATGCAATCGCTGCCCCGGTCGCGCAAGCGTTTGTCGAAGCCGTGATGGATGTTTTGCAGGAGGCCGCATGATGACCAAGGGCCGCAAGCGCCAGAACCGCGAACGCTACCCATCGGGCCGGGTGCGCGAAGAACCCGCAACGCTGGTGGCCGAAGTCGCCAAGCTGCGGCACGTCGTGTCGCGCCATCTGCGCGAACCGGCGCTGGCCACGCAGACGGGCGAACTGTGGCTGCGGCGGGACATCAGTGACCATGCGTTCGAAGCCTTCAAGGCGTTCTACGGCGACCGCCGCTCGTGGGAAGTCGTGAAAGCGCCCGTGCGGTCATCGCCTGCCGCGCAAGACCTGAACCGCGTTCGGGGCGAAACGCCGGACAGCCCAGCCGCGATACGTGCCGCAGAACGCTATGCGCAGGCGGTGCACATCCTGCGGCATGAAGGCCCGCTGGTGGAAGCCGTCACACGTCGCGTGATCGAAGATCGGGACGCAATAGGGGGCGAACCGATGCTTGTGCACTACAAGCGCGGGCTTGATGCGCTGGCGGTGTTCTATGGGTTTGCACGGGGGCGGAAGTGACCCGCACGGGCTTGTTCCGGTATGTCACGTGGGAGCGGCTTGCCGACTATCTGGCGCAAGGATGGCTACCAGTCGCGGACCTTGGGCCACGCCACGGGCAATGGGCGGTGCTGTGCTGGCACTGCGATTGTGGGGCTGTATCCACAGGCGGCGCGCACGGGCCTTGACGCGAACGCGCGCTGACTGCATAAATGGACTGTCCCGTATACCGGATTGTGAGTTAAGCCGCTGATCTCCTGGGATTGGAGACGGCGGCTTTTCCCGTTTTTGCGCCCTTGCTTGTCGAAAAGGCTCACGGGCTAGACAAGATCGCGGATCTCGCGGGCGCTTTCTTCGCGACGTTTTTCATCTGACTGCAACACCCCGAAAGGGACTGCACAATGGCCACCGCCAAACGCGGTCGGACAGCGGGTTTCCGCATGTCTGACGAGCACCGGACTAAAATCGCGAACTCGCAAATCCTCAACGTCTTAATCGAGCACGCCGAAGGGCGCCGCGATATGACGGCATCGCAAGTGACCGCAGGCATTGCGCTTTTGCGAAAAGTGCTGCCGGACCTCGCGACCGTCACGCATGAAGGCAGCGACGACAAGCCCATGAAGCTGGTGCTCGCTTGGCAACCGAGCGCATCGTAATTCCCTACGCCCCGCGCAAAAGGTTCCTGCCGTATCACGAGCGGTCGCAGCGCTGGGCGAAGATCGTCGCTCATCGTCGTTTTGGGAAAACGGTCGGGTGCATCAACGACCTGATCAAGCG